CCGTTGATACAGCATGCGTGCACGAGCACAGCTAAGCAAAACCATGCTAACATTACTTAGATGTTCGTTTAAATGATGTTAGTATTACCACATGCGAACAGGAATGAATGAATTTAATGTGTTGAGTATCAGTATCGTAGAATATAGTAGTAGCATGGATGCAGCAATAGATAGCAAGCAAAAATCTCAAAACTATGGCTGAAAATCGAAAAAGTCAAACCCCACCCCATCGAGAAATTTTGGTTTTCCCTTTCGAGTCGGGACGGGGATTTATTATATAGACCCTAAAGAGAGGCGTTGCCCGAAAAATTTTTATATAATTTTTTTTTTGATTCAGCATGCTAGGATAGAAGATGTTCAACATGGTAGGCTAACAAACGACCACTAAAAACCCCGTAGAGGTATAAATCGTGCCCTCTGCTAAACTTTTACTACCTCTCGGGTATATTTCACTACCGGACATAAAAAAAGCCCCTTAGAGGAGCTTATATTAGTTTTAGTTTTTATTCAGCAAAGTAACCATGTGATGAAACTACCTAGAGCAGCGCCTATTAATAATAATGCTGCAGCAACGTATAAGAATGTTTTAGTAATTGAGTTTCCGATTCCTTCCATATATAATTTTGATTTGATTAAGCAGTTCCTAATGTAGCTCTTTTTGTTCGTAAGACAAGAAAGTAACACAAAGAAAAGAATATAATCATTTATTTATAATAGTTATATCTTATAGTAGATAATCTACTAGTAGATACATATTATAAGTATTATATTATAAGCATTATCTACTTTATACTTATCTACTAGTAGTTACACTTCTAATAATTATCTACTAGTGCTATCCCCCTTTCCCCCTTTCTTGGGACAAAGATAAGAAATATTTTTGACTTCTCATTTTTGGTAGATACATTAACATATCTTTAACTAAACCATAAAACAATATGTAAATTATTTTACGTATCTTTGCAGCAGAGTTTAATTAAAAAGATAAAATTATGGAGAATAAACAATTTATAGCTTACTATCGTGTGTCAACGGAGGAGCAAGGGAATACAGGTTTAGGTTTAGGAGCTCAGCAGAGTAGTGTTCGCCCATTTGTCAAAGCCAATGGCGAACTAGTAGGAGAATTTACTGAGATTGAATCCGGAGCAAACAACTCTAGACTCCAACTTGATGCAGCAATTGATATGTGTGTTAAGCTAAAAGCGACTCTTGTTGTAAAGAATCTCTCACGTATCTCTCGTGGAGGGTACAGAGTGATGGGTAAATTGCAAGACCTAGGTGTTGAGTTTATAGAGGCTACGTCACCCTTTGATAATCAGCTAATTAAGGAATTTAAGTTCTCAATGGCTAAAGAGGAATTGGAGCGCATCTCAGAAAGAACCTCAGCAGCTCTGCAGGAGATAAAATCTAAGATTGCTCGTGGTGAAAAACATATTTCAAAATCGGGCAATGTTGTAAAGTCTCTTGGTATGCCAAGTAACTTAACTGATGAGTCCCGTCAAAAGGCAAAAAAGGTAAGAATTGACAAAGCATTGAATAATCAGAACAATAAAAGAGCCGGAGCATTCATAATTGCGTTAGCGAAAGCAGGTGTCTCCTTTTATGCGATAACTGCTCAATTGAATCAAAACGGGTTTAAAACTAGTAGAGGTAATAACTTTTCAGAAGTCCAAACAAAAAGGCTATATGAGCGATACAAAAAGCAATCAACACAAAATTCACATATTGGGTGAGGACGGTAAGCGGTACTATATCAATTGCTACTTAAAGAATCATGAATGACATACAGTGGAAGGTGATGTTCACGTTCCTAGAACACAAATTTATTGGGTAAACTAATGCAGAAAATATTTGAATCGAGGAAGGACTTAAGGAGAGAGCTACTCACCATTAAGAAATTCATAAAGAAAAACAAACTCAAGTACACCTACGAGAAGTTAGATTGGAAGAGTTTAGATTATGAACTATATGAATGTAAGAAATTGGTAGCAGTGGTCGAGATTAAAAACTTTAAAGTGGCATGGGGCTTTTTTCCAACAGTGCTTGTTGCTTTAAAGAAGTACATTAAAATGTTGGGCGTAAAAGAGGAGAAGGATGTTCCTGTGTACTTTATGGCACACTTCTACTGTGGTACGATAGCTTGGATTGAGGTTGACCAAATCGATGGAGAGAATAAGCACTTTGAAAGGAATGAGATACGGGAAGGGGCAGCAAGCGATGCTGAGGAAGTCTTCTACGTAGTTAACGAATTATTTAAAACGATATGAGTTGGGGAAGTAAAAATAACGGTAGGTTCTGTCCAAACTGTGTCTCAGACATGGTTAATCAGATTAGAAACAAAGAGAGAGTATACGTATGCCTAGAATGTGGTGTAGTAGAGCAGGCAGATGAGCCACAGGAAAGTCAAATAATTAAAACAAAAAAAGATGAAGGTATCAGAGAAAGACAAGCAATGGACTACTACGACTGTAGCGAACAAGATATTATCTACCACTACATTCAACAAAAAGACCCTAGCTGAGGAATTGGGAATTTCTCGACCAACCCTAGATAAGAGATTGTTTAGGGAGTCTAAGTGGAAGGTGTTAGAGATTAAGTGGCTAGATATGCTACATAAGCAAAAATGCGACTATTAATTTTATCAGTATCTTTGCTACATGAAACTAATAAATCATGATGACAAGAACAATAAAATTTAATATAAAACATTTCATAGAAGAGTACATCTATAGCATAGAGTCTAAAGACGACGATGCTGAGGTAGAGCTACTAGAGAAGTTTAATCGGGTGTTCTACAATAGTCCACCACAAGTTAAAAAAGGTATACAAGCATTTCTGTTCAATAATAGTAATGCGAAGGAATACAAAAAGATACAAGATTTAGCCACAAGATGCGCCTGTTTTTTAATAAGTTAAATATTTTTTGTATATTTGCACTTATAATTAGTGATACATAACTCAAAAAACTAAAACACATGGCAATTAAAGGAAACGCATTTAGCGAGTACAGAGATGTAATCGTTCAATTTAACCTCTCAGAAGGGTTAGACATCGTTGGGCAAACTGCTCAAGAAGCGATGAGTATTGATGCTTATAAAGCAGCATTAAACAAAGTAGCTGACATTGAAGCTAAGTATGCAGCAGACTCTACATCAGTAGTAGATTTAGCAGCAGTTAACGTTGTAATGACAGGAACAAGTCGTTACAAGCTTTACAGCTTTAACTTAACACTAGACATTTCAGCAGGTCTTTACAGATTCGTTTGGATTGAAACAGTACCTAACGCAGCAGGATTAACTCCGTAAGCAGTTAAGTAACAACTAATGACATCTCGTCGCTTAATAGTGGGCGAGGTGTTTTTTAAACAACAATAAAAAGATGAAAAATTTTAACATATATTATAATTGCTTTAGTTGGTCGAATAACCAACAGGGTGAGTTATGTGTTAAAGTGAAGATAAGTATTTAGATACTATTCCTTTCTTTATTACAGTACAAGCCCTTAGCATTTATGTTAGGGGCTTTTTTTATTGGGGTGCTTTTTAGCTGAGGTAGGGTCTGTAAAACCCTAACCGAGTGGTGCAAATCCACTATACACCACAAATAGAAGGAGTCCGGTTGGACGAGGGGCTAGTCTTGAAAACTAGTAGGTCGTGGAGACATGGCTTGGGGGTTCGAATCCCTTTCCTTCTACTATATAGAAAGTGAACTCACTAGGGTGGGCTTTCCCTGCTAAGGGAATGGGTCGAGAAATTGGCTGTGGGTCATGACCACCTCTTTCTGCAACGTATCATATCGTATATCGCAAATCGCAAATCGCAATATGGAATATTCCTCAGTAGCTCAGTGGTAGAGCAAGGTGCTGTTAACACCGAGGTCGCAGGTTCAAATCCTGCTTGGGGAACAAATACATCTAGACTTGGCAGCAGCAGTGGTCTCCAAAACCATAGCGTAGGGTTCGATTCCTTGTGGGTGTGCTAAATGTGCCTTATAATGCACAAAATGGGTGTTTTTGTATATAATAAGCAACATATAGATACTAATAGTGTGTTAAATAGCACTTTATTAAACTGTGGTGGTCTAATCTTAGTAATAATTCGAGTAAGTTAGCAATAATTGGTATGTTTCTCGAAATTTTACTAAAGCAGGTGGTCTAATAGGTGGTGTAATGTCAAGTTTTCACTGTCATTTACTTGACACATCAATATATGTAAAAGCGTATAATATGGCACTTTTGATTGGTATTATATGCAAAAGGATATAATATGATTGAAGTAACAATCAAATTGGGGAGAAGCTAACTTAGTAGAAGCAGTGGTTTGAAACGCCACAGGAACAGGAGCATAACCTGTCTGCCCCACAAATGACTCTGTGACCGAATTGGCTAGGTGGTTGGCTGCAACCCTTCACATGTGGGTTCGAGCCCCACCGGAGTTTCTAATGCATGGAAAACCCAACATTAAGTGCTAAATTGACCCTTAATGCATGAGAAACCCCACACTAGTGGAAAAATTCTATGTATATGTCTATATAATGGAAAAAAGTATACATATACATATATTTGCTATCTTTGTGACAAATTAAATTTAATATGAAACAAGGAACAGACAGATTTGTCCCTATAGAAAAGGATGTCAAAGATTTGATATTGATGTATAGAGTAGACCACGGTCTATCCTATAGAGAGATTGAAAGAAGATTAGGCGTATCTAGAGAGACAGCGAGGCTCCACTGCTTAGAGAACTTAACAGAGGAGAAGCGTAAATCATTAAAGAAAAAGAAAAAACTTAACTCTAGAAAGGTTAAGAACAGAAGTGTTACAAAAAAGACACCTCTACCACAGTATAACTCAGTTAGGAACTATGACTTCCTACAATACATACGAATAGTGTTCAGATGGGCGTTAAAGACCCACAGAGACCTCAACAGGGGTACTCTAGAAACATTACTCTTCCTTTACCCTAAAGGTGCTTTTACATACACCGAGTTCCATATATACTACAAAACTATAGGGATGTATCAAAGCCATGTGCTAGCTGAGTTTATTGAAAATGGTTGGGTTAAGGTTTGGAAGAAGCGAACAGGTAGAAGTCCTAAGCTATACGCATTAACTGATAAATCCAAAAGGTTGTGTGATGATATACACAAATACTGTGTAGGTGATAAGAAGATGTCTGAGGAGTCTGATAATCCAATAGTCTCTGACAAGGATGTTAGAATAAATACCTACTACGTGGATATGATTAAAAAGATGAACAAAAGGAAAGCCCCTACTAAGTAAGGGCTTTTTCTATTTACGTTTGGTTGGTAATTTTCTTTTACGTCCACCCTCTCCGGCTCTTCCTCGATTAGTGCTCGTCTTAACAAATCTTCCTACTGCGTGGTCGTAATCTTTACCTTTTATATCTTTACCTGCTGCTTTAGCTTTTAGCCTAGCTGCATTAGACTCTACCCTCTTCTTTACTTGCTCAGGTCTAGTATTTATCTTTTTATCTGTAGCAGCCTTCTTTTTTCTTGCTGCAGCATTCTTTCTATAGTACTCGGCACTCTTGCTCATAAATCTGTTATTGGAATTAATTTCGTATATTTGCACAAAGATAAGCAAAAAAATTAAGAGTGTAAAATATTATGAGTAAGAGGATTGAAATAATTGGAAGTTCTCTTGTAGTAACAGACACCGATACAGAAACAATTTTGTATGATGTTCCTAAAAATTTATTGTACTATGAGTATACAAAGCTTGTAGAAGAGAATTTAATATGGTTCTACAAGATGAATGGTGAAGCTAACGAAGCAGCAATACCTGCAGCTATGTTAGTTTCAGATGCCGTTAATAAGGCAGGTGATGTATTTACAGTAGACTCATTTATAGAGTTTGCTAATACACAATTAGGTACTGTAGATGTTATATTACAGGACTCTACAACACCATTAATGATTGTTGATGTAACATTGTTGGTAACTGAGACAACCCTGTCATCCTTAACAGCTAAGGATAATTACATTATAAATGTAACAGATGCTACCGGATTCGTAGTTGGGCAGTATTTAACCATATATAATGGAGATGCTAATAGGGTATTTTTCTGTCACATAATAGCTATCAACACTTTAGCTATTACAATAGATTCACCATTAGATTTTGAATTTCCTGCAGGTTCTTTTGTATCGGTAGGCAGTTCAGATATGGCAGTTGATGGTTCTGTTACACCACAGATTTTTGGTGTAAGAAACTCAACAGGTGTAAGTATACCACTTATCTTTGATATTTCAAGAATAGCAATTGAGTGTACATGTACAGGAACAGCAGACTTATCTAAATTTGGAGATATAGTTGGTGGAGTAGCTAGAGGATTGGTTGCAAGGAGGGTAGACGGCACTTGGAGAAATATATTTAATGTAAAGACAAATGCTGAGCTAAAGATGCTGATGGATATTTTTGAGATACAGGCAGCAATTGGTAATCAACAAAATGGTTTTACAGGTATTTGGGAATTTGGTGGTTACAGCAATTTAGGCTCTGTAGCTAGGATAGGGGCTCTTGAGGATGTTCAGTTTATAGTACAGGATGACCTATCAGCATTATTGACCTTGGGTATTTCAGTTCATGGTAGCGAAGTAACAGTATAATCAAACCAATTTACTAGAGGACAGGATACTAAGTTTTGGATAATTTTAACTATCTTTGTACCTCTTGATAAAGCACAAAATAATTATGAAAATTAACAATATATGAAGACAACTTTGGCATTTTTCGAGAACCTAACAACAGGGAAAAAAGTACTATTGCTCTTTTCCCCTATAATAACAATATTAGTTTCTATGAAAGCAG